GTAAAATGTCCGTATGATCGCCTAAAGTTTATCCGTTGCCTAGTGACAAAACTTTTAAGAGAGTTAACGCTGTTTTTATTCATAACTTCTAATTCCTCCAGGTTAATAAACCAACATTTGCTCAAATATTCGACGTGATCGTTTTTTCCTGTATCAATAGGACCTTCATAATAATATTCCCTCATAAATTGGTTTGGCAATAGTTTACGCATCCATCTGGATTTACCCACACCTTGCGCTCCTTGCATTATTAAACAAATGTCATTAACTGCATCCTCATTCAATAAACATTCAACAGAGGCAACTAAAAAGCGTTTTAGTACCACTTGAAATAAATCATCATTATCTGTTTTGCAGGTTTTCGCTAAATCGCTTATGTGGTCGATTTCGCCGCCCCAGTCGTCTAAATCATTAAAATAGTTTTGAAGAGGATTGTATCTTAAACAAGTGTCTTTAGAATCAATATAAGTCCGCAAATCCTTTTCCGTCAATGGAAGATCTTCGCTGATTAGCTTTAACCTAATCGTGTTAACATCTGAATCGGTTAATATTTGCCACTCGCTTTTTGATACAGTTTGCTTTTTATTATCGTGAAAACTATCCCTAAACTCTTTTCGGCTTAATACTATATTGTGCCGAAAATCGTATTTTAAAGCCAGATAAGTGAATTGCTCTTTATACTTTCCAGTCTGCTGTTCGCGATCAAATGAGCTATCAAACTCATCAAACATTTCTTTGTCAGTTTTTGTTTTATATTTCATTTAGCTTGTATTAATGTCGATTGAAAAAAATATTGTGGTTTTTTTGCTTTGGAATACATAAATGATTTTTTAAAGGGTTACAAACTTACTACTTTTTAGGCTTATGAATTAATTCCTTTTGGAGTTTTTTAGTGGCAGAAAAGATGAGTTGATTTTTCAATACAACTTTTTCAGCATGAAAAACTATTCCTTCGTTTTCCAAACAAATAGAAACAACAGTAGGCCCATAAGTTTTTAGCAAATATTGCATTGCATGGCTTTTTGAGCTAAAAAGCTTTTTAAATCCATCGTTTTCTATAAGCTTGTAATTCATGTCAGTTCCTTATTTTTTAAAAGCTTGCTAGATAGCAAACCTCGTGATTTTTCTTTAATTTATCCATAGCTGTTTTAGTAGCTCTATACGTCTTTTTTCCTCTTTTATGTTCGCTGCCATCTGCAATAATAGTAATACCTCTACCTTTTAGATCTAAGTCTGTGATAAGATAAAAGCCATTTGAATAGCTCGCTCTGTACTCAATCTCTGCTTTTGTTGTTTTTCCTAATTCTGGATAAATAAGTGATTTGCTCATAATTCTTTTTTTTAGTTGTTTTGATGATACAAACATAATATACAACATCTTTATATATACATTCATTAACAAAGTTTTATGAGTAATAAACTAAAAAAGCAGCAAAAAAATATTATAAGATCTATAGGTGTGCATCAACATTCTGATGCACACCTTGATGCACACCCTTTAAATACTTGATTATCAACGTTTTATGAGTAAAAAGTGCAACATTCTCTAAATATCACCCTAACTTTTATATTATTCTATAATAGTTATAGGGGTTTTTTACCCTATGTTGCACTTTCTAAAACCTAAACATCACGTATTCAACGCATTATCTTAATTATAGGGGTGGGCATCAAAGGTGTGCATCAAGATTATTTAGTTGTTTTGATGCACTTTTTTACTATAGTGTTGCACTATTTTTTTATTTATATAAACTTTATCTATAATAATTAGTTGTAACAATAGACAAATCTTATAATAATAAGCAGCAAATGAAAAGATGATTGATTGCTTAACTATTGAGTTGTTAATTTATTCTTTAATAAAGCAAATCAATAAAATAAAGAGTTGTTTTAAAGCCTTCTAAGCTACTGTATTGGTTGATTCTTTATATCTGTGTGTGAGTGTTGTTTAAATGCCTTAGGTGTTAAGTGTGGTATGTTAGACACTAAATTTTTTAGGTACTTTGAGTGATTACCACACAGAATGCAATACTTTAACTTCTCCAATCTTTATTCATTTTTCACAGATTTGGACTTTGTTATATGGCTTTGTACAAAATTAGCTTATCTTTGTTATATAACAAATTGAAAACCCTTGTAAAATATGGGGTTTAGCTATAAAAAAATAACATATTAAAAAAAATAATGGCCTTACTAACTAGAAAAGAATTTGCAGCTCTTTGCCATACGAACCAGCAGGTCATAAATACAAATGTTCAAAGAGATAATTTAGTTGTTGAAAAGAAAAAGATCAACACCGAGAATGCTCAAAACAAAGCGTTCTTTGATCGGTATCAAAAAAAGTTTGATGATAAAAATAAATCTATAAATCAAATTTATACCGAGGTTGTAAAACCAATTCCAAAGCCAAAGAAAAAACCACTAGCCGAACCATTGCCAGCGGTAAAGAAAAAAGCAAATAAAAAACCTGCTATCGCTATTAACGATGGCAGGTCAAAAAAAGATCAAGACGATAATCCCCCCCCTAGTGCCGCTGATTTAAATAGCCAGAAAATTGTTGACTGGACATTAAGAAAAAAACAAGCTGATGCAGAGCTAGTAGAATACAGAGCGGAGCATGAGCGATTAAAAATTGAAAAGATGGCAGGTAAATTAATTCCAGTCGATTTAGTTTTTCAAATATTAAACATTCACAATAAAAGTATTTTTTCAACTTTTCAAAGTGATGCGGAAAATTTAGCCAGTGTATATTGTGAAATTTTAGCGGAAGGGGATAGGAATAAACTAGCGGAGATCACGGACAAACTTTCCACGATAATAAATTTGAACGTTGAAAAATCAAAAAACTTATCTCAAATGGAATTAGATAACGCAATTGAGGAATATTCAGAAACGCTAAACAGAGGGCAAAGAAAATAAAACTACGATAACAGCACATAGCCAAAGAAAATAACACCATGATAGCACAACAATGGAAAGACAAAGTAAATAGTTTTCAAGAAAAACTCTATAGCTATAAATCTGTAAAAGAGATTCCTAGCAAATGGATTGAGGATAATATTTTTCTACCAAAAGAGGTTTCCAGATATAATGGACGAATGAGTTACGACGTTGCGCCATATTGTAGGGAGATTGTAGATTGCTTACACCCTAGCGATCCGACCAGAATAATTGCGGTTATGAAATCCGCTCAATCTGGAATTACTCAAGGTTTAGTGGTCCCTGGGATGGCCTACATAATTTCTGAAAATCCAGATAATTTTTTGTTTACGGCTGGAGATAAAGATTTGGCAAAGAAAACAATTCGGGAGCGGTTTGATAATATAATGCAAGCCAGTAATTTAAAGCATTTGATAAGGCCCAACACTATAAGATCAAAAGGACAGAGATCTGGAGATACTGATTTATCAAAGGAATTTGCTGGCGGCTCTGCAATTATTGAAGGAACTAATAACGCTGGAAAGTTTAGATTTTTCAGCGTTAAGACTGTTTTTATGGATGATTTCGATGCTGCTCCAAAAAGCGATAAAAAAGAAGGTAGCATTGTTAAGCTTGTAGAAGCTCGACAAACTTCATTTGGTAATTTATCAAAGATGTTTCTTATTTCCACACCAACCGAAACTCAAACATCAAATATTTATGAGTCTTACTTAAAGGGCGATCAAAGAAAATGGCATTGGCTTTGCGAAAAATGCGAGGGATGGATGCCGACAGATTTTCAAATTAATTTGGTAAATAATAAACGTGCGGGAATAGTTTGGGAAACTGACGAAAATAATAAGTTAATAAAAAATAGTGTAAGATACAAGTGCCCACATTGCGGTCATAAGGTTAGTCAAAAATCAAAACATGAATTAAATCAACAAGGGGATTGGATAGCAACCGCCGAAGCAATAGAGGAAAATTATAAAAGTTACTATATTAATTCTTTGATTATTCCAGCAGGATTTTTTAGTTGGTCAGATCTTGTTAAGGAATTTTTAGAGGCATGTCCGCCAAAAAAACCTGTAAACGTTGATATGTTAAAGGCATTTTATAATGTTCGTTTGGGTTTACCATTTGAGGAAAGGGGCGAGGCTCCAAAGATTATGCAATTAATGAAAAACACAGGTAAATATGAAATTGGCGAAATTCCTGATGAATTATCAAAAGAAGATGGAAACGGAGAGATTGTTTTTATTTCACTTGCCGCTGATTTAGGTGGAATCATGAATACGGATGAAGATATTGAGGATGTAAGAATAGATTGGGCTATATCGGCATACGCTGCAAACGGTGTTAAGTATTCAATCGATCAAGGAGCTATTGGAACCTTTAAGCGAAAACATACAAAATCTAAAAAGGAAATTGAAAGCGATGACCAAAGAAAAAAATTTACTTATATGCACGGTCAGAAAAACAGCGTATGGCCTGTTTTAGAGAAAATAATAAAAAGCGATTTTA